CCGAAGCCCCTGCCGCAGAAGTTGCAGCGCAAGAGGTTGAAATCGAGGTTTCCCCGGAAGGCGAAGCACCCGAAGCCCCTGCTGCCGCTGGTGTATGCTTGACCCCTGAAGCCGTCCAAGAAATCGTTGCCAAGCACCTTGCCGCCATCGTTGAAGAGATGAAGGCCGCAATGGAGGTGGAGATGGGCAAGATGAAGGAGAAAATGTCTGCCTTCGCATCGCAGATTGAAACGATGGCCGACATCGTGGAAAAGGTTTCCGAACTCCCAGCCGAAGCTCCAAAGTCAAGCGGTTCCGCAATCGTTGAGCAACGCAAGGCCCAGGCATCGCAGAACTTCAACGCACTTGCACAAGCACTTCAATCCCTTAAAAAAAACTAACCCCCTAAAAACCCACTAACCATGGCATACACTTTTTCAGGACTAAGCTCCTACACCGACCAACAGCGGTTGCCGCTGATTACCAAAGCCGTATTCTCGGCTCGCTCCGCAGCCTTGTTCACCAAGCAGGTGGGCATCAAGTTCGCTGCTGCGTTGAACCTCATGGACACCGATGCTTTGATTCAAAGCGGTGCTGCTTGCGGTTACACAACTTCAGGCACGACTGCATTCACCCAGCGCAATATCACCGTGGGTCGCATGAAGGTTCAAGAAACCATCTGCCCAAGAGCATTGGAGCAGTACTGGATGCAGACCCAGCTGACCGCTGGCTCAACCTACGATGGCGTTCCCTTCGAGCAGGCATTCTCCGAGCAGAAGGCTCTCCGCATTGCCGAAGCCTTGGAGAACGCAATCTGGCAGGGTAACGCTTATTTCAGCGGTATCAACCAGTTGCTGAACGATGCATCGGGTTCCGTTGTATCAGGTAACACGGCTGCCATCAGCGGTTCGATTACTTCCAGCAACGTAATCAGCATCTTCGACACCATCTACACTCGCATCCCACAGGCTATCCTGACCAAGAACGACCTCGTAATGTTCTGCGGATGGGATACCTTCCGCACCTTGGTAATGGCCTTCAAAGCCAACACGGGCGTCATGTACAATCAGGTTGACTTGGCTGGCCTTGCCGATGGTGAGATTGTTTACCCCGGCACGAACATCAAAGTCATCGCAGTCCCCGGATTGACTACCACGAACCGTATTGTTGCAACCTACCTCGGCAACCTGTTCTACGGAACAGACTTGTTGAGCGATGAAGAGCAGTTCCAGATTTGGTTCTCGCAGGACAACGATGAGGTTCGCTTCCAAGCAGCCTTCAAAGCAGGTGTGCAGTTCGCTTACCCCGACTTGATTGTTGACTGGAAATTGGCCTAATGTATAGGGGGGAGGGCAACCTCCCCCTTGCTTTTATCTACTAAAATTTAAACCAAACAGCAATGTCGTGTAATTTAACAACAGGTTACGCACTCGGTTGCAGGGATGCAGTCGGTGGTATCAAAGAAATCCGCTTGGCGGTGTTTAACACCACAGGGTCGGTCAATACAAACGGAAGCGGCACGGTGACTGGTTTCACTGGCTATGCATCGGGAACCGCTGGTAGCAATCCATTCTACAAGTACGACCTGACCAAGGCCACATCGCAATTCACCGAAACCATCAACGCTTCCACCGAAAATGGTTCGCTATTTTTTCAGCAAGACCTAACCTTGATTATCAACAGGTTGCAAGTACAGGTCAGAAACGAGATGTTTGTGCTGGCACAGAACAGGTTGATTGCCATCGTGCGAGACCGCATGGACCAGTTTTGGGTGTTAGGTGCTGACACGGGCTTGGAAGTCACTGCCGGAACTTCGCAAACGGGTACGGCCAACGGTGACCGTTCGGGTTACGAAATTACGTTTACAGCAATGGAATCTTTCCCAATGTACGGAATAAGTTTAGCCAACGCAAACACCGTGACTTCGGCAACACAAAACACGGGAGTATAAAATGAGCTGCGCATTAACAGCTGGTTATGCGCTGGGATGTAGAAATTCAGTTGGTGGGGTTTATTCGTTAAGCCTCGCCAACTTTAATCCTACCGGGAGTGTAACCACCAACGGAAGTGGCACGGTCACTTGGCTGAATGGATATGGATTGGAGAACCTTTTGTCGTATTCACAGCAACTGGATGTCAGCGGCAACGGCACAAACAACTGGCAATATGCGAGTGCATCGGTATCGGCAAACACCACTACCGCTCCTGATGGTACGACAACTGCCGACACGGTTACCTTTTCGGGAACGACTTTAGAATCCTATTTTAGGCAACTTGAAAACCTAACCACAGGAACCACCTACACCTATTCTGCGTTTGTTAAAAACAGCAACTTTGCTGCATCGAGGTTTGTAAATTTTACGGTTTACGCAAGTGGAACTGCAACAATGGGTTTTAGAATCTACCCAAACGCAGGGACTATTTCTGACTTTACCTATACCTCAGGAACCATTGCCGCCACGCCAACCTACAAGCAAGAAAGTTACGGCAACGGCTGGAACAGGTATTCTTTAACTTTTACAACTGCATCAAGTTTTCCAACGGGCAGTACATCGCTTTTTTTCTATGCGACCTCGGCCACGCTTGGTGCCACAAACAGTTCGATGCATATTTGGGGCGTGCAACTTGAACGAGGCAGTTACGCAAGTTATTATGTCCCAACCGTAGCAACTTCGTCCTATGTGGGTTATCCATTCTTCAAGTACGAACTACCTCGCAACACGGCCAGCATCGTGCAGACCAAACAAGCGTCTACGGAGAATGGCACTTTGTTCTACCAGCAAGACTTGAACTTTGTCGAGAATAAGTTAAGCATCGGGTTGCGAAATGAATTTAGGCGACTTGCCGAAACCAAAAGCCTTGCGATTGTAGCGGACAGGAACGGTAACAAGTGGATTCTTGGCTCGGACACGGGCCTTGAACTGACCGCTGGCAACGCACAGACTGGCATCAATCAAGGCGACCGCAACGGCTATGACATTACCTTGACTGGGTTGGAATCCTATCCGATGATGGCGGTACAGGAAGGCTTGGCAACACCTGCCAACGAGGGCATCGAAGGTTACTTACCTGACGGGCAGAGGACGCAATCTTCGGGCAATGCGCAACCGGGTGCGGCACCGTTTGTACCTACACCGGGATAAACTATATTTGCACAGGTTTAGAGGTTAAGGAAAGAAGGGCAGTCAGCAATGGCTGCCTTTCTTATTTTTACGGCCATGAAGATTTGCATCGTTTACAACGCTCATCCAACAGGTTGCAGTTTCTACCGCCTTGAAATGCCGAATGCCTATGTGGGCGACAACTACCCGGAATTCGACTATGTCTGCGTCGAGAATATCACCACCATCAGCGATGAGGGTCTGCGGTCCATTGACCTGTTTCTGTTCAGTCGTTTGTGGGTGCAGGGAACTTTGGAGCAGGTCGAGAACGTGTACAAAGCCTTGACCCAGTTTGGTGCCAAAATCATCCTCGACTTGGATGACTATTGGGTGCTGGAATCTGGCCACATCATGTACCGCATGTACCACGAGCAGAAACTCGCTGATGTCATCCGTAAGCACATCCAACTGGCCGATTGGGTTACCTGTACCACCAAGCACCTTGCGGACCGCATACGGCCTCTCAATGCGAATGTGAGCATTTTACAGAACGAACCCTACGAGGCGTACCAGCAATTCATTCCGCACCCTGAAGAAGAGCCTGACAAGCACTTGGTGAAATTCGGGTGGTTCGGTGGGGCGCAGCATGGTGAGGACATCGAGTTGCTTCGGGATGGCATGGAGCGGATGTACTTTGATAAGGAACTGGATGGCAGGTACCGCATCTACCTCGGAGGTTGGAACGATGGCAATCCAGTTTATGAAGGGTATGAGCAGGTGTTCACCGCAGGGGGTCGCAATGCGAACTACGGGCGGATTCAGGCTGCGGACATCTACTCGTATGTGGGTGGCTACAACTTCGTGAATGTAACCCTTGCACCACTTCGGGACACCAGGTTCAACAAGCTGAAATCGGAGTTAAAAGCCGTGGAGGCAGGGTGGATGAACAAGGCGTTCATTGCATCGGACACGGTTCCCTACTCTGATGTAATTCGGCATGGCGAGAACGGCTTTCTGGTACCCTACAATAAGCCTAAGAACTGGCACAAGCACATGAGAGAGTTGGTGCTGGATGCGGACCTGCGTAAAGGCTTAGCGGACAACCTTACTGCCGACATTAAGAAGCAGTTCAACGTGGCTGAAACCGCTAAGAAGCGAGCGGAGTTGTACAGGAATATCGGGCGGAAATTGTGAAATTCGGGCGGTCAGTACATTTAGGATTAGATGCTGTACCTAAATCCTGACGCAACCAACACCATAACGGTCACTTGGACCGAGCGAGCAAGCACGGGAAGCAGGTACATCCTGCGCTTGACCAGCATCGCCAAGAACACCAGTACCGACTATACCCTGCTGAAATCCGCTAACCTGTCATCCTATACCAACCGCTATGACCGATTCCAGTTCGTGGTTCAATCGCTTGAAACAGGCTCGTATCGTTATGAAGTTTACGATACCAATAGCACGGTTGCAGCAGCCCTTGCGGTGGTTGAAACGGGCTTGGCATTTATACAGACCGCAACGGTAGGCTTCAACACTTACTCCAACACGATTACTTACAACGCCTTCGGAAGCGGAGGCATTTTTGATTTCACCTTTGACTTAACTTTCGCATGAGCGTACAAACAAGAACGCAACTCCAAGCGAGTGCATTAACCATCACCAACGAAACCGCTGCTGGAGCGAACACCGCTGCACGGGTGGGCGGTCTATTCGATGACCTTGCCGATACTGCAACGCTGAACAGGGAACGAGGCTATGCGTCATTGTTGCTAAGTGGAACGACCACTTTTGAAACCACCGAAGACGTTGCAGTTCCGTTGCAAGTTGCTATGGCTCATGGCATTCTAAGCACCTACAATTTTAGCCGAAACGCTGCTATTGCAACTATTACCTACACAGGCGCAACGGCATTAAGCACGGCCTTGAAGGTAAGTGCAAGCCTGTCCTTCGTGTCGGGCAACAATCACCGATATAAGTGGTACATCGCTAAGAATGCGACCATTATTCCCGAAAGTCTTGCCGACATGACCACCAAAAGCAGCGACTATCATTCGGTTTACTTCGAGGCATACTTGACTGGCACGTTGAACGATGTATTTTCAATTTACGTCAATTCGATAAACGGAGATTATACTATCACGATTAGTGCCTTGAACTTCACCGCAGTAACGCTATGAGTACCAAATCTACTCAACACTTCACCCAATGGCTGGGGATTGAGCATAAGGTTCCTGTTATGTTGGAGAACCGCTCCGGCAAGTACATAACCTATGGTTTTGCAAACGAATATCCATACTATCTACTTGACAACTATCGCAGGTCAAGTAAACACAATGCTATCGTGAACGGCAAGGTCAATTACATCATGGGCGGTGGATGGCAGGCAGGTGAGGATTTGACCGTAGAGCAGCAGGCTCGCTTCATCAAGTTTTTCGATGGAATGTCCAGCACCGAGGACCTGAACGACATTACCGAGAAACTGGTCCTTGACTTGGAGATATTCAACGGCTTTGCGGTTGCCGTCACTTGGTCCAAGTTAGGAACCATTGCTAAGATGGAACACGTTCCTTTCGAAAAAATCAGGGTTGACAAGGAAGAGAAGATGTTCCAAGTTGCGGATTGGTACAACGATGACATGATGCAGCTGTTTCCAAAAATCGAGGACATCGAAAAGATTCCAGCCTTTGACACGGAGAACCGCATCGGTAAGCAGCTGTTTTACTATCGGGTGTACGCTGCTGGCGTAAAGCATTACCCTCTGCCGGAATACATCGGGGGGAATGCGTGGATTGAAGCAGACGTGCAGGTGGCGAACTTCCACAACAACAACCTCCGCAACAACTTTTGGGGTGGGTACTTGATTAACTTCAACAACGGTATTCCGACCCCCGAAGAGCAGGGCGATATTGAGCGTCAGATTAAACGCAAGTTCAGCGGTACGGATAACGCTGGAAGGTTCGTGGTTACGTTCAACGATGAAGCTGCCAACGCCCCGACCCTTGAACCGCTCACTCCGAGCGACATGGACAAGCAGTTCGAGATACTCAACAAGGCTATCCAGCAAGAAATCTTTATCGCCCACCGTGTTACCAACCCGATGCTATTTGGTGTAAAGACCGAAGGGCAATTGGGTGGTCGCAACGAATTGGTCGAGGCCTATGAGTTGTTTAAGGCAACATATGTGAACGACAGGATACGCAAGGTGGAGCGGATGATTAACTACCTCGGCTCGTTCAATGGCGTGGAAGGGATGGAACTGATTTCTGTGGAACCCATTACGGAGCGACTAAGCGAGCAGGCCTTGTTGCAGATTATGACCCAAGATGAACTGCGTGAAAAAGCAGGTCTGCAACCGCTTGAGAAACCTGCCGATGTGGTTGGACCAAATGCACAGCCTGATGAGCAACCGCAAGCCGTTGAGCAACTTGCCAGCAACGACAACATCAAGAAGCTATCGGGCAGGGAGTACCAAAACCTGATGCGAATTGTCAGGCAGTACATGCAAGAGAAAATCACACTGGAGATGGCTCGGACCATGCTTTCGGCTGGATTCGGGTTATCATCGCAAGAAATTGACACGATGCTGGGAGTTCAGTCACAAGCTTTCAGCAAGCCTACATGGGGCGAAGAGGATGATGAGGACTACGGCTGGGGCGATGAGGAATTCAAGGTTTTGGAAGTGGTCGCAAGCAAGTTCGGAAGCCATGCAGACGACTACCACATCATGCACTCCAAGCCGATGCGGTTTGATACGAATATAGATGAAAATATTCGATTGGCCTTTGCGGAACTGGGCGAGGAAGAAAAAGAACTGGACAAGAAAATTGAGGCGTACCGCAAGAAGAACCGTGATGCCAGCGTGGAAGAAATGGCCAAGGAGTTCGGGGTCAGCAAGGCAAAGGTCGCCAAGCGAGTGGCCTACCTGATAACCAAGGACCGGTACCCAATCAGCAGGGCAGTGGACCAGATTGCCGAGCAGAACCTGCCTAAAGGCGTGAAGGAAGTTGCCGAGCCTGTCTTGGAGGTGAGATACAGATACGCATGGGCAGCAGGCTTCAGCAACAAGGACAAGAAAACAAGCCGTGAGTTCTGCAAGGTCATGCTGGACTTGGCCGACCAGGGTAAGGTTTACACCCGTGACGACATCGATGGTATTTCTGCTATCATGGGGTACTCTGTTTGGAACCGCAGAGGCGGCTGGTACCACACCCCCAGCGGAGTGAATCGCCCCCAATGCAGGCACGTATGGGAGCAGCAACTTGTAATCCGCAAAGGCAATAAAATCAGCAAGGCATGAAGGCACTATTTATCAGCGAAGAAACGCTGCTCGACAATAGCATCATCAACGAGAATGTATCCTACACGCAGATACGGCCAACGGTAGTGAAGGTGCAGGAGATGCGGATTCAGCCCATCGTTGGCTCTCCGTTGTATGGTGAATTAGTGACGCAGGTCGTTAGTGGTACGACTACGGCCCTGAACCAAACCTTGTTAGAGGACTACATTCAGCCTGCAATGATTCAATGGCTCTATTACGAACTGCCGATGGTCCTTGCGTTCAAGTACATGAACAAGGGCATGGTCCGCAGAACGAGCGAGGAATCC